GTATAGCATTCCATTTAGCCTGACAGTGCCTCAAGCTACTTTGTCAGCAGATGCAACAGTTATTGCTGTGCCTGATGTTTTGGTTTCTCAGAATGCTTATGCTCGTGCATTGGTTGAGCGTGGTGAAGATGGTGGTCTGTCTTCATCTGAGGCTTATCTGTTGTACAAGTCAATGCTCTCTGACTACATTGCTTTGGAAGGCACTCGCTATCCTGAGAATCAGGAGTTTGTGGCAGTATGAGCCAAGCAATTCAAACATTCAGCATCTCAGCCCCCGGCTTTTATGGGTTGAACACTCAAGACTCGCCTCTTGATTTGAATGCTGGCTTTGCATTGGTTGCGACAAACTGCATCATTGACCAGTATGGTCGTATTGGTTCACGCAAAGGTTGGTCAAGAGTCAATGCTTCTTCTGGTGACTTGGGTGCAAATGATGTCAAGGTCATCCATGAATTAGTGTTGGCTGATGGAACTTTAACTGTCTTGTTTGCTGGAAACAACAAAATATTCAAGTTGAGTTCTACAAATGTTGTGACTGAACTCACCTATGGGGGTGGGGGTACTGCGCCAACTATCACTGCAAGCAATTGGCAATGTGCGTCATTGAATGGCATCACTTACTTCTTTCAGTCTGGTCACAATCCATTGATTTATGACCCTGCTGTATCGACTACAACATACCGTAGAGTTTCAGAAAAAACTGGTTATCAAGCTACTGCTCCTGATGCTGATATTGGCATTTCAGCATTTGGTCGTTTGTGGGCGGCTAACACTACTTCTGTAAACGCTACTGTTTACTTCAGTGATTTGATTTCTGGTCATGTGTGGTCAACAGGTACTGCTGGTTCACTGAATGTAAACAATGTTTGGGTGAATGGTGCTGACCAAATCACTGGTTTAGCGGCACACAATGGATTCTTGTTTATCTTTGGTAAGCGTCAGATTCTTGTCTATCAAGGCGCAACATCACCATCAACCATGTCTATCAGTGACACTGTTGAGGGTATTGGTTGCATTGCTCGTGACAGTATTCAGACTACCAGCACTGATGTGTTGTTCTTGTCAAACTCTGGTGTCAGATCGTTGATGAGAACGATTCAAGAGAAGTCTGCACCTGAGAGAGACTTGTCTAAGAATATTCGTAATGATTTGATGGGTGCTGTGGCTGGTGAGACATTGGCAAACATCAAGTCTGTGTATTCAGAGCGTGAAGCCTTTTACTTGTTGACAACACCTAGCATTGATACAACTTGGTGTTTTGATACCAAGGCTTATTTGCCTGATGGTTCTGCAAGGGTGACAACTTGGGATTCCATTACGCCTAAATCTTTCTTGTCTCGCAGAGATGGAAGTCTTTACATTGGCAAGAATGGTTATGTTGGTTGGTACAACACCTATCAAGATTACGATACTTCTTATCGTATGTTGTATTACACAAACCATGCTGACCTTGGCGATCAGAATGTGCTTTCAATCTTGAAGAAGTTGTCGACTGTTGTTATTGGTGGAACAAATCAAACAGTGACATTCAAGTGGGGTTTTGACTTCAAGACAAATTACTTGTCTGACAATGCAACGATTCCGACTCAGAATGTTTATTACTATGGCATTGCTGAGTATGGTGCAAATGCTACAACGATTGCTTACTATTCTGATGGTGTTGCATTACAGACTTTGGTTGTTCCAGCATCAGGCACAGGCAAGATTGTGCAGACAGGTTATGAATCAGACATAAATGGTTCTGCTTTGTCGATTCAGAAGATCGAAATTCAAGCCAAAAATGGCAAGATGACTTAAAGGAAAATTATGAGTGACTACACCAAAAGCACGAACTTTGCCACAAAAGATAATCTGTCTTCTGGCAATCCTTTGAAGATTGTCAAAGGTACTGAAATTGACACTGAGTTCAACAACATTGCTACTGCGATTGCAACAAAAGCAGATTTGGCTAGTCCTACCTTTACTGGTACTCCAACATTGCCAACAGGAACTATTGCAACTACACAGTCTGCTGGTAATAGTTCAACTGCAATAGCAACCACTGCTTTTGTTCAAGCGGCACTAGCGGCTTTGTATCCAGTGGGTTCAATTTACACAAATGCTTCTGTCAGCACTAACCCTGCAACATTACTTGGTTTTGGTACATGGACTGCGTTTGCCGCTGGTCTTGTTATGGTTGGTTTTGATTCAGGGAATGCACTGTTTGACACTGCTGGAGAAACTGGTGGTAGTGCAGATGCAATTGTTGTAAGCCACACTCATACCGCAACAGTTACTGATGCTGGTCATAGTCATACTGTTAACGCTTATAACGCCACAGGTGCTTGTGTTGGTGGCGGTAATCCAGTTGTAACCCCATCAGGGACAGTAACAGCGGCTACTACTACTACAGGAATCACAGTTGCTAACAGCACAGAAGGCTCTAGCGGCACAAACGCTAACTACCAGCCATACATTACTGTGTATATGTGGAAAAGGGATTCATGATGATGATGCAAGACCCTGAATATCGCATTACTCATCACTTCAGTGATGGGTTGTATGCCAAAGAATCATTCTTTACTGCTGGAATGAGCATCTTGAAGCATACGCATGACTTCAGTCATTTGTCGATATTGGCGCATGGCAAGGTTGCTATTTTGCGTGGTACTGAGATTGACATTGTTTCTGCACCAGCGTGTATTGAGATTGAAGCAGGGGTGACTCATGGAGTCAAAGCGATAACAGATTGTGTTTGGTTTTGTATTCACGCCACTGACGAGAAAGACCCGTCTAAAGTGGATGAAATTTTGATTAAGGGAGATTGATATGCCTATAGCCGCCGCCGCAATTATGGGGGGTGCATCACTGTTAGGTGGTGCAATGCAAAGTAAAGCCGCTGGAAATGCGGCACGACAATCTGCACAAGCGCAACTTGAGTCTGCACGAATTGCGGCTGAAGCGGCTAAGTTTCGCCCTGTTGGGATAACTACTCGCTTTGGTAGTTCTAACTTCCAGTTTGACCCAAGTGGTTATGTGTCTGGTGCTGGTTACACAGTCAGTCCTGAATTAAGAGCCTATCAAGATAGATTGATGGGCTTGACTGAAAGAGGTTTGGGTCAAGCAGAAGCTGGTGAGGCCATGCTTAGACCGACTATTGGTGCGGCAGGGACTTTGTTTGATTTAGGTACTAGATATTTAGACCAAACTCCAGAACAAACGGCACAGAAATACATGGAGAGTCAGTACAACTTGCTTGCACCAAGTCGTGAGCGTCAATATGCTCAGTTGCAAAACCAGTTGTTCCAAACAGGTCGTGGTGGTTTATCTGTAGGCGGTACAGGATTGCGCCCCGGTGGTGGAATGGGTTTAAGTGCAAGCAATCCAGAGATGGAAGCATATTACAACGCTATTGCTCAACAAGACGCAGAGTTGGCGGCAAGAGCAGAAGAAGCTGGAAGAAAAAGAACTGCATTTGGCGCAGGATTGTTTGGTACTGGCTCAGATATTTATAACTTGTACTCAACAGGTCAAGTAAACGCTTTGAATCCTTTTGCAACTTACTTAGGTGCTGGTTCTACTATTGAAGAACTTGGACAACAACCTTTGCAATTAGGTAGGCAAATAGGTGGTCAAACCGCTAGTGCTGGTGGCAATGTTGGTCAATTCTTGCTATCTGGTGGTATGGGTGCGGCAAGGGCTATTCAAAGCACGGCTGGTAGTGGCATTGGTAAATCATTGATTGGTTTAGCAGATAGTGATAGAACACAGCAAGCATTAGAAAGATATTTCAATCCTCCGCAAACACCTGTTTTTTCTGATGCCTATCAAGCGTCTATACAACCAAACAACCAATCCTCTGGATATTTCAATCCACAAATGAGTTTTGGCGCAAGAGATTATGTTATTTAAGGAATAAATCATGCCATACACAATTCCAATGAATAGACTTTTTGCAAATCAATCAACTTATGGCGATATGGATTTGCAATCTCGACAAAGTAGAGAAGAAACAGATCGTTTAAATGAATTAGCAAGATCAGAGCTTTTAAAAAGAATGTCTTCACCATTTAGCCAATCTCTCCGTACTGAATTTACTCCAGCAGATGTAGAGAATATTCAATTAACACCAGATGCTGAACCATACTCAGCACTGTCAGTAAGACAAGCACCTCCATCTGTTGTGGGTGGAATGTTTAGTCCTGAAATCTCCCGTGCGGCAGAGATGCAATATCTTCAAGGTCGTCAAAAAGAAATGCGTGATCGTGCATTAGCGTTTGCACAGTTATCCCCTATGCAACAAGCAGACTATGGCTTCTACCGTGGTGGTCAACAGTTGGGTGATGTGGTTGGTGGTGCTTTGGGTGGACAAGACCCTCAGTTGAAATTAATTTCTCAGCGTCAACGGTTGCTCAGTCAACTAGATAGAAGCGACCC